GGATGGCAGGGTTAGGATAACTTTGTCTAAATCCACCTGCACCAGCACCGCCACCATTATCTCCACCACCGCCGCCACCGCCTCCAGCGACAATAAGATAATCTATAGTGTTAGATCCCGCAGCATTACCTGCACAAGTTACAGTAAATGTTCCATCACCTAAAAATGAATGAATTTTATAATCTCCTGATGTAGTTATAGTACCACCCGTCGCTGTGACATAAGATGTTTGGCTTACGCCTTGGTCAGCCACAGATGTAACTAACCATCCTTGAGTAGAATCAACATATAATAAATCTACTGCTTCTCTTTCTCTAGATAATGTTGCATCGGCAGTATCACCTTGAATTTTTTCTGATCCATTTGCCGCAAGGGTAACATTATTTGTGTCCCATGTTCCAGCGTAATCAACTAATCCAATTTGATTTCCCGCAGTTCCTGCGGGTAAATTAACTGTAACTGCTCCTCCTGTTGTATTTACAATATACCCTTTCCCAGCTACTGCTGTAAAAGTACTTGTTTTAATATCACTTGTTTGCCAATCAATTGCTCCAAAACCTGTTGCTGTTCCTGTACTAGCATTAATGGTTCCTGCTATAGTTAAAGTTGCCCCTGATGGAAGGGTAATTGTATCACCTGACGCACCAACTTGTAAAGCTGTGCCAGACTGTGGCTCAATCTTATCTGTTTTTAAAGTATTATTTACACCATCTAATTCTATTGTCATATTATTACCAAATTACCTGTGATTGTTTGAGTACCTGTAATTGTTACAGGACCCGCTAACACACCCGAATCTATTGTTTGATCGTCACTTAAAGTAGAACTATGTGTTGTTACATATGCCGTAGCATCCATGCTAGGAGAAGGCGCACGTTTTGCTGGATATGTACAAAAAACATCTTTCGTACCTGCTGAAAAATCTACTTTAGAATCACTATTAGTGCTTTCTAACACAGTATCTCTTGATAAAGTGTCAGTACTAGCATCCGTAACTGTTCCTATACCGACTTCATATTCGGTGCCTGATTGAGCAACAATACAATAATACGTTGTATTAGTTGTGCCAATACCCGCAACAAAAGTTTGAAATCCTGTACTTGCTCCAGCAAGGTCTATGGTTCCAGTTCCTGTTGTTGTCGTGGTTTCCTTAACACGATCATTGATAATCAATGCCATGTTAAACTCCTACGATAATCTCAGTATAGCTGTACTTGTACCTGGTGCTGGAAATTGAACAGTAAATGTACCGTTGGTTGCTGTAAAATCAGAACCAAAAGCTAAAATACAAACTGCATCTGTTGTACCTGAACCACCATCTGTTGTTGTATTATAGATCATAGCACCGTTTGCTGTAAAACTTGCTGATGTCCATTGAGGATCAGTAGACCAGTCAACATATGCTGTTGATGCTGAAGTACTGCCTGTTACAGATTGATTGGTTAAAGTTAAGCCTCCTGCTGTATAAGCAGAGCCAGACGTGTTTGTTATTTCATTAGTTGTTGAATAATCCTCTGTAGATGCTCCTAAAGTTGCACTTGATGTAAATAAAGCAATTTTAAAAGTACTACCACCATTTGCAAAATCATGAAATCCTTTTAAAAGATCTCTCTTAAAAGTATTACATACTGCTTGTGTTATAGCCATTTTAATCTCCTATGGGTTTTGCGAAGGCAAAGGTAAACGAATAACACCATCTTGATATTCATCTCTTCGTCTTCTTCCTTGTTGTTCTATTGCAAGTCTTTGTACAGCCTCTTGATAGCTTTTTTCGTACTGTGCAAGCAAATCATATGGTCCTTTTAGAAACTTAAATGCTTCTATAAGACAAGCATATAATAATACTTGTGGCGCATTATTACTAACCCAACTTGTTGTGTTAGTTGCGGAAAGCCCTGTTTCATTTCGATTCAAAGCTAATTCGATATTATATGCTACATCGGGAGTCGGAGCAACATATAATGTGTTTTGATCCCACATAGCATAATATTTAGGTTTTCCTTGACTGGTTCTATTAGGCCAGTATTCGGTCATATAACTAATATCTTTTTGCACTAAATAAGTTCTTACATTTGCATCACTTCCAGAAGTTGGATAGATAGATGCGGTACGAACAAATGACATGGTGCTAGGAGTAGCTCCTGGTAATACAATAAATTCATTCCCTACACTTAAAGTTGTAAATTGATAAGACCTAAAAACATCTAAATCTACTTCTCTAAATATACGAAGTTCAGCTTGTAAGATAAAATCATTCACAATAGTGTCTGTTAAAACATCAGAAGATGTTTCTGTATAACTTCTAATTTGTGTTTGTAATTCTGCAAAAGTTGTCATGATATTGCCACCGTTACTGTTCCTAATTGAGTATTCATTTTTGTGTCTTGATTAGCTTGTGAACTTCCACTTAAAGGTTTCATTGTTCTTACCTGTACAGTTTCATAGGCTCCTGGCGCAGGAATTGGATTCCATTGCTGAATAGTTTGCATTTGTGTATCAAAAATATTTTGCCCTATTGCTGGATCAATATAAACACCTCCAAGAGGTATAGTGACACTAACTACTTGTGGTTTAGCATGTTGTAATGATTGTGCATCTGTAGGATGATTTTTAGGATTTAATAAAGGAGATTTAGGCTCATATTCTGAAATATGAACCCAAGCTCCCGTCCATTCTTGAACCATTTCATTATAAGGATAAGCCTGTCCATCACGATCAGAAATTCGTAAAGCAAATTGTCCTGGTGCATATCTAGCCATTAATAAGTTCCTGTAGTTATATTAAGATGTGGTACAAAATGAGAACTAACATTTCCTCTATTAGTATCTGCAGCTCTTTTAAATTCTTCTTCATATGCTATTTTTAAAACCTGAGATCTATCAGGTGCATATTTTAAAGAAAGATAATAAGCTAATCCAGCAGTTAAACACGGTAAAAAAGAAAAAGGTATTTCATTATTATTCGTATAAGCCCCAGAATCTTTCATTCTTAACATTGCATAATAAACAACTGTATATGCGGCATCTGCCGCTGGATATAAATACAAAGTAGGATTAATTGTTTTTTCAAAATAATATTGAGTAGGTCTTCCACCAGAAGTTTTTACTGTATAGTTTAAATAAGTAGCACGACTAATAGGAGAACACGAATATTCGTTATTACTAGAATCACGAATAACCATATCTGTTATTTCTACAATTTGAGAAGCATCATCTGCTCCTGTTCCATATAAACTAGTTCCACTTAATGAAATAACATCTGCCGCAAGAGCTGCTGTTTGTTTTTGAATCGTCCATAAATTTAAACCTCTATTAGACCATTCGGCTAATAAAAGATTTAATGAACGACGAGCGGTTTTAAGTTGATAACCAGTACGATTTTGCAAACCGCATCGTTCAAAAGCCTCTTCAACTATCTCATCAATGGATAAATTAAAATCCGCTGTGCTGGAATAAGTGGGCATTTAATTATTTTGCAAGGCCCATACCACGTTTAGCGACTCCGCCACCACGTTTATTGATAACTCCTTTGCCTTTTCCACTTCCAAATTTACCGTAAGACTCATCTCTACTAGCTTTTAATTGTTTTTTAGTTCTTTTCTTTTTAATACGCATAGCGATAGATTCATCTTTTCTATCTTTATAGCCTTGTTTTTTCTTACCAACTGGACCACCGTCTTTTAAACCCATAGCCATTCTTTTATGTTGATTGATGGCACCGCCACCTCGTTTTTTTGCAATTTTTTTCTTGCCCATCATGATAGACCTCCATTGATCTTTTTGTATTTATCTTCTCTAGATACTACGACGTCTCGATAATATCCTTTAGGCCATTCCCTATAATAACCTTGTTTATGTAATTTATCAGAAGCTTGCTGTAATTGCGAGAACTTTTGTACTAACATCATAGAATATTTAAGGTTACTTAAAATTTTTGGTGCCTCTCCTTCAGGGTTAACTAAAAACTCTTGATCTTTGGGGGTTGCTGGGTTTGAAGGATGAAAACTCATAAAGTAGATATCATCTTTATTATGCCAATAATTGTACTCTTCTGTGGCTAAATGAAGCTCATCAGGAGAATAACTATAATAAGGATCGCAAAATATTAAAATTTCTTTAATATTAAAGTTTAAATTATCTATGTGTGTGTTTAATTCTTTTTTATAAGTAGATCCTTTGGTTTTTACCTCTACCCAAACTTTTTTATCTAGCCATGCTTTTTTAGCAAAAGGGCAAGCAGGAAAACCTCCTAAGTGAATATTAGGAACTTCTAAAAAATGTTTTGACCAGAGCCTAACATCTTCTATTATCTCTTCCCTTGTCGGTTGTATTTTTTCCATGATTTTAATTTATGTTTATTTTTAGGTTTAGATCTTGAAGAATTACCTATACTTGTTCTTTTCTTTATAGGAGTAAAATAGTCACTCCTTGTAGTAATCTGAGCCATTTTTTATAAATAGGTTATTGCGCCCGCAATCCATAAAGCAGTC